ATGGCGGCGTTTTGGTCGTTTGTGAAAAAGGTTTCCTGCAAAATACAGTCTTTTCCGTTGTAGAAAAACACGGATATGTCGGCGGGGGCGTTTTCTCTTACAAATACTTGGATATTCCCGACTTTTTCAATAAATTTCATCATTTTGTGCTCCTCCTTTTCTCTGCCCGCCCCAGCGGGGCGGGCGGCTTTACTGGTTGTTTACTTTTCCCATTCGTAGCATTTTCTGGTATCTGCTTTGAATATTCCCCATTCTTCTCCGTTTAGGTAAACTATTTTGTCATGGTATGCCGAAATATTCCGTATTGCTTGATTGCGGTTTTTTGCGTTGCTCATATGTTGAACGGCTTTCTTTGCATCACCGCTCTTAATGGCCTCTGCGATAGCTTTTCCATCTTCTTTATTGCATCGCTTTAATAGTCTAATGTAATCCGCGTTAACATTTGCTAACATTGAAAAGCCCTGTTTTTTTCTTTCATTGTTTAATTCCATGCTAATTTTCTTCATTTTTCATTTCCTCCATTTTTATATTTGTTTTGTCTGCCTGCCCCAGTGGGGCAGGCGGCTGTTCCTTACGCTGTTACTTTCTTTACTTCTGTTTCAAGGATTTCCGAGCCGTACTTTTGGCGGATTTCCTGCATGGACATTTTGCCGCGGCTGGTGGTTGCGTCGGCTTCGCTGCGCCAGTACCACATTTTCTTTTTCGATGCCCAGCGGAAGCCTGCGGCCTTGAAAGCGTTCTTATATTCGTATGTATTGCCGCTGACCCAAACCCAGGAGCCGCAAAGCTCAATGACGATGCCGGAGAAAGCAATGATTTTCTGTATCACTTCCATGTATTCCGCTGCGGTTTCGTTCATTTTCCGTTTCTGTCCGGTGGTATCGTCAGCGGCAGCTTTGTTATGAATATCTTTCAGGCGGTTAAACTCTTTTTCATATTCGCAGTTAATTATTTTCATTTTTTCAGGATTGCCGCCGTTATCAGGGTGGTTAATCTGTGCAAGTCGGCGGTATTCTTTTTTCAGTTCTTCGATTGTGTTGCAAGTCTGGAAGTATTTCATTGTGGTGTCCCCTTTCGTTGTCCGTTGTTTGATTTGTTAAATTCATTATACATGAAATTTCATGTAAAGCAAATTGGCGAATACACTAAATTTCATGTAAAAATTTTGTACAATTTTACATGAAAAAACATGTAAATTTTATTGATGTATACATGAAAAAAGATGTATAATATAAAAAAGGAGGGAAAACATGCTGATATATAAAATAGATGTCATAGAAAAACTGAAAGAAGCCGGATATAATACTGCTAGAATACGAAAGGAAAAACTACTGAACGAAAGCGCATTGCAGTATATTAGAGAAGGTAAGCCAATAGGTCCGAAACCTTTAGACGGTATTTGTCGATTGCTGGAATGCCAGCCTGGTGATTTGCTGGAATATGTGAAAGACGATGAAGGGAGGCAATTTGAAAATGAGTGAAAGAGAACAGGCAAAACAGATTATTGATATGCTGCCGGAGTATAAAATAAGCAATTTACTTTTGTTTTTAAGGGGGATGCAGTTTGATGATGATATAGAAGATGATTTATATTGTCAAAAGCTGTATGAGGATTATTTGAGAAACCCTGATCCGCAAAAGCACGATACGATTACACTTGAGGAATTAGCGGCAAGGGAAGGTATCGAATTATGAAATATACGATTGTCATTGAAAAATTGGCGGAAAAATTTATCATGAAACTACCCAGAGATGAGAAAGAAAGAGTATTAAAAGCAATATACCAGTTACCGGATGGGAATGATATTAAAGAGCTGAAAGGCAGGAAGAACAAAGGGCTTTACCGTCTTAGGGTAGGGGAATACAGGATAATTTATACAATAGACAACGGCAAATTGATTATTTGCGTTATAGATGCGGGGAACAGGGGGCAGATATATAACAGGTATAGATAAATCTGCTGGCGGCAAGTCACTACGCAGGGACTTTTTCCGGCTGTTCTTAAAAGTTTGGACGAATTTGGACTTTTTTGGACTTTTTTGGACTGTTTTGGACTTTACAGTTCGGAAATTTGGTGATACACTATAAGTAAGTGAAAATTTGTACGTAATGTGGCGGCGGGGCGTTGTCCTGCCGCTTAGTCGTTAGGGCTGAAATGCTGCCGGGTATGTGGGCGGCTTTTTTTATGCCCAAAAGGGGGCGGACTGCGCCTGTTTTACACATTGAGGAAGTGTTAAGCAGGGCAGGCGGGAAAAAAGAAGTTTCCTTATAAGGGGCAGGAAAAAAGAAATTTAACACAATATAGTAATATGTAAAACACGAAAAACGCGGGGAAAGAGCCGGAAAACATTGATTTTCCGGCTTTTTTGCTGCCTTTTTCCTTTTTGCCCGAAAAATGGGGACGGAATTTTAAACGGGAATTTTCTGGCACTGAAAACGGCAAAGTGCCGGATTTTTGGGAGGTGGAAACGTGGCGGGAAGGAACGAGGAAAAGATTTACAACAACATGAAAAGCCTTGAAGAATGGGCGTTTGCGGGGATTCCACAGAAGGAAATGGCGGAAATGCTGGATATGAGTTATTCGGCTTTTCGGGAGCTGAAAAGCAAAATTCCGGCACTTTCGGCACTCCTGAAAAAAAGTGCCGATTTTCTGAAAAGCGAGGAAAAGAAGCAGGTCGCGGAGGTAGAAAAAACATTGTTCCAGCGGTGCCTTGGATACGATGCACTTGTTACAAAGCATTACAAGGTGAAAGTCATCGCGAGGTCGGCAGAGGGCGCGCCTCTTTTTTCCAAAGAAGGAAAGCCCATTACAGAGGAACAGCTGGTTGAGGTGACGGAGAAAACCCACGTCCCCGCAGACGTTCCTGCAATGAAGTTTTACCTGCTGAACAAGGCGCGGAAGGACTGGAAGAACGACCCTGACAGGCTGGAAATTGAGAAAAAGCGGCTTGCGAACGACACGAAGCGCACAAAGATAGCGGAGAACGCCGCCAGCGGGCAGGCGGAGGGCGCAACGGTCGAGGACTTTTTGGATGCTGCGGAAAAGAGGGATGCAAGTGAAACAGTATGATGTGCTGCGCGATGCAAAAAAATATATGGAGGCTTTTCTGCAAATCAAGGACAAGACTGGAAAAATCGTGCCTTTCCGGCTGAACAGCGCGCAAAAGCGGCTTTATGAAACCATCTGCCAGCAGGAAAAGGCGGGAAAGCCGATCCGCGTTGTCATACTAAAAAGCCGGCAAATGGGCTTTTCCACGCTGACGGAGGCACTCATTTACTACCGGACAGCCACGCGGAAGAACGTCAGCAGCTTCATCATTACGCACAAGGACGAAGCAACGGCAAACCTTTTCCGCATGTCAAAACTGTATCAGGAGAAAAACCCTGTCCGCCCGATGCTGAAGAACAGCAACGCAAAGGAGCTTATCTTTGAAAACCCTACGAAAAACGCGCGGGAGAAGGAGAGAAAGCCGGGGCTTAGGAGCAGAATGAAATGCGCTACGGCAGGCGGGCAGGGGGTAGGGCGTTCGGATACGCTGACGAATGTACACGCCTCCGAGCTTGCCTTTTGGCCCGGTGATATTGCGGAAACGCTGGCGGGGTTAATGCAGGCAGTCCCCAACACGCCGGAAAGCCTTGTCATTATCGAAAGTACGGCGAACGGCTTCAACTTCTTTAAGAAACTTTGGGACGATGCCGCCGCAGGGCTGAATGATTTTGTACCGTTCTTTGCGGCATGGTACGAAATGGAGGAGTACCGCATGCCCTACTACGGGGAAGAGCTGACAGCAGAGGAAACAGAGCTGAAAGCCGCTTTCGGGCTGGATGACGAACAAATCATGTGGCGGCGGTGGTGCATACGGAACAACTGCGGCGGGGATTTGGAGTATTTCCACCAGGAATATCCCGCAACGCCGGAAGAAGCATTCATTGCAACGGGTGCGGCGGTATTCAGCAGGGCGGCGATACTGCTGCGGCTGGCGGCGGTGAAGCAGGAGCCGGAGCCGCGCAGAGGACGCTTTGCATACAAAGAGAAAGCGGAAGGATTGAGGCACATTTTGATATGGGACAGTGCTTTTGCGGAAGATGAACGCGGGGAAATTCTGGTTTTCAAGGAGCCGCAAGCAGGCAGGCCGTATACCATCGGCGGGGATACTGCCGGAGAGGGCAGCGACTACTTTACAGCACAGGTCATAGACAACATTACTGGGGAGCAGATGGCGCGGCTGCGCTGGCAGAACTGCGATGAAGACGACTACGCAAAGCAGGTCTATTGTCTGGGCATGTACTACAACACTGCCCTGATTGCGCTGGAAGTCAACTTTTCCACGCACCCGCAGAAGGTTCTGGAATACCTGCGGTACCCGCGGCTGTATGTCCGCGAAGTGTTCGACACATACACCGGAAAGCTGCGGCAGTCCTACGGTTTCCGCACAGACGGCATGACGCGGCCTGTGCTGGTGGCAAAGCTGGTTGAGTGTATGCGGGACAACATCGGCAGTATCCATGACAGGGATACGCTGGGGGAGGCACTGACCTTTATCCGTAATGAAAAGGGACGCGCCGAGGCGGAAATAAACGAGCATGACGACCTTTTGCTGGGGCTGGGGATCGCGCTTATGGCGCGGGGACAGCAGACGATGCAGGCGGAGGCAGGCAAGGCGGCGGACGCTGGCGGGAAAAAAGTGAAATGGCACGCGGATATGTGGGAGGATTATTATAACGCGGACGCGGAAACAAGGAAACGGCTTATCGCGAAGTGGGGCGAACCGGAATAGGCTTCATGTACTTTTTTTGAAAAAAAGTACCAAAAAACGGGGGGATTTCCGAATATCCCCCCAAGCCCCCCTCAACGGTCGGGGGATAAATTATCCCCCGAACCCCCCCGCGAAAAACAAAGCCTTTTCTGCGAAAAGTCTTATTTTTCGCGGTAATTTGGCAGGGTTTTTGGGTTGCCAAGCGCGTAGGTTAAAAAACAGAAGAGAAGAAAGGAGGGTAACAAGTGAAATATGTAATGCCGATTGAGGACAAAAAAATCATTTCGGATATTGGGGATTACCTCATGGGGCGCAATGAGCGGGACTATGTGCTGTTTATGACGGGTATTTATCTGGGGCGGCGTATCAGTGACATTTTGCAGTACCGCGTGCGCGATTTACGGGGGAAGGAGCGCATTGCCATACCGGAGCGCAAGACGGGTGATACGGTGCTTTTGCCAATCAACCCGCATTTGCAGAAGATATACAGGCAGTATTTCAAGGGCCGGAAGGACTACGAATTTGCTTTCCGGAACAGCAGGAGCAGGCAGAACAAGCCGATTTCCCGCGTGCGGGTATGGCAGATACTGAATCAGGCGGCTGAGGCGGTCTGCTACAAGGACAGCCTGAGCTGCCACACGCTGAGAAAGACGTTTGCCTACTGGCTGTATATGGATACTGGCGGCGATATTGTGATGGTGCAGGAGGTTCTGGGGCATGACGACCCAAGCATAACCAGACGCTACATCGGTATCGACCAGCAGAAGAAGGAAAAGGCAATCAATAATCTGCGGTTTTAGGAGGTGAGGAGCATGAGCAAAAACGGACTGAACATCAGCAGGGCGGGGAGCATGGAAGTGAAAGCCCCGAAGGGCGCGGACAGCGGCAAAAAGCCCAAAAGCCAGACCGGAAATGATTTGAGGACAGGCAAAGGCAAGTAAAAAGGAGGACAACAGGATATGGCAGATTTTAATAGCACATCCGGCGGCATTATGCCGGAAGATACGGCTGGGACCGGCGGCATTGAGGACAATGATTTATGGGAAGGTTTTTTCGATGATGAGGGAACGGAGCCGGACGGCGGCGAAACTGGCGGGGAGCCGGACAATGGACCCGGCGCGGCTCAGGACGATGGAGGGCAGCCAGCCGGACAGCAGGGCGGGAGGGCAAGCCTCCCTGATGTTGACGCGGTTGTACAACAGAGGATTGATGCGGCGATTGCCCGCCAGTTCGGCGGCATGACAAACCCTTATACGGGGCGGCCGATTACAACGGAGGCGGAGCTTGCCGCCTACCAGCAGGCATTTGCGGCGGAGGAACAGGAACGGCGGCTCAGGGAAAGCGGCATTGACAGGAATATCCTGAATGACGCAATCAGCGGGCACCCGATTGTGCAGCAGGCTAATGCAATGCTGCATGAACAGCAGCAGAGGCAGGCAAACGATTTTATGGCACAGGAGTTTGCCGCGCTTTTGCAGGAGTTCCCGGACTGCGGGCTGAAAGAGGCGCGGGAACTTATGAACACGCCCGAGGGCATGGAAACGCTGCGCCTTTGGCAGAGCGGCCCTATCAGCTTAAAAACGGCATACGCGGCAACGCATTTGAATGAAATCAAGGCAAAGCAGAGTAAAGCTGTGCGGCAGGGCGTTATGAACGAGGTAAACGGCAGGGCGCACCTGCGGCAGACGAACAACGGCGGGCAGGGCGGCGCGGAAATGCCTGCGGAAATCCTGGAGGAATACAGGACTTTCGACATTGGGAAGGACGACGCGGAACGCCTTGAAATTTGGAAACGCGTCAATGCAAAAGGATAAAGGGGGAAACGGAAATGTTCAAAATTCATCACAGGGAGATTGACAATGTGGAGCCGTTCTTACTGCTCCCCATTACGGAGGGCGAGGCTTACAGCCTTGGCGAAGCCCTGAAACTTGCGGAGGGCAGGGCAACGAAATGCGGCGCGGCGGAGCTGCCGGAGTATATTTGTGCCGGCCCTTGCGATGCACTTTATGTTCCGGCGTTTCCGGTACATAAGACAACCGTATTTGAAGCGGAATATACGGCAAAGCCCGCGGTCGGCGCAAAGGTTACGCTGCATACAGACGGATTGCAGGTCACAGCAACGGCAGGCGGGGCGTTTGAAGTGCTGGGCGTTGACGAAACGGCACAAACGGCAACAGGGAAATTTGTAGAAATGGCAACGGCATAAATAGCGGAACGTATCTGTTCATACAAACGGAAAACAAGTCGGGGGCTTGAAGGCAAAGCCTGAGAACCCCGACTTAGAGCGAGAAAAGGAGTGAATGAGCATGGCGGGAATTATTTTCAGCAAATCAAGCGGCGTGAATGATTCGATTTTCGGCAAAAGCCAGGAGCCTATTAAGGCAATCATCATGCAGGCGGTAGAAAGTTTTCAGGAAAAGAGCCTGATTGACAAAATTTTTTATATGGACAAAAGCAAGAACCATTCGGAGAAATACACCATTGAAACCGCGCTGGGCGACTTTTCGCCCGTAGGGGAAAACGGGGCTTACCCTGTGACGGGATTTCAGGAAGGTTTTGCGAAGGTTATTGAGCCGGATACATGGAAATCCCAGTTTGCGGTGACACAGGAAATGATTGAGGACGCGAAAATCGGTAAAATCAAGAGCCGCGTCAAGCAGTTTACGCTTTCCTACAACAGGACGCGTGAAAAATACGGCGCGGGGCTTCTGGCTCTTGGCACGCAAAAGATGATTACATTCGGCGGCAAGACGTATGACGCGACCTGTGCGGACAAGACCGCGCTGTTTAACGCGGCGCACCCCAGCGCGACAAAGGGGAGCAAGCTGACGCAGAGCAATCTGTTCAAGGCGGCGTTCAGCCAGGGCGTGATGGATACGATGCAGGAAATGATGCAGAAATTTACGGACGATGACGGGAACCTGCTGAACGTGATGCCGGATACGATTATCATTCCCAATTCCGGCGCGCTGAAACGAGCGGTATTTGCGGCGGTCGGTTCGGAGCTTGACCCTGACAGCAGTAATAATGCGTGGAATTTTCAGGTCGGGCTTTGGAATGTGCTGGTATGGAATTACCTGCCCGCAACGCTGAACGGAAAGCCGTATTTCTTCATGGCGGACAGCCAGTTTTTGCAGGATTATATGTGCCTGCCCTGGATTGACAGGGTACCGCTGGCAGTACGCAGCTACATCGACAACAACACAGACGCGAATGTATTCAGCGGCAGGGCGAGATTTGCGGCAGGGTTCAACAACTGGCGCGGGATCGCGCTTTGCGGGGAGGGCTTTACGGAGGGAATCACCCTCGCGTAATGCAAAGGTGGAAACAGACGCGTTCCGGCGCGGTGAAACCGCTTGAAACGCGCCGTATGGCAGGCTACGCCTGCTGTTGGCCGGCAGTCGCGAAGCGACCGCACGGCTGTTTTCCTCGAAGGAGCAAAGCCCCTTCTGCGGATTTTATTCGGGAAACGCTTCGTTTCCCGAACCCTTCCGCGGTTTCGCAAACGAAAGAGAGGCGGACTATACATGACTTGGGACGACCTGCGCATTACCTGCCTGCAAAAGATTTTTGAAATAAAGGGCGACACGCTGACGCAGGACAGCAACACACAACAGTACATCAAGAGTATGCCTGCCGCCGCGAATGAAGCAATGCTGATTCTGGCAACGGCGGGGCGGTACATACGCAAATGTACAACGCTGGATTTTGGAAGTACAGACGCACCGAAAGCGGATTTCAGCATGGGCGGCTGGAATGGATACGACCTGAAAAGGCTTGCGCCGGATTTTTACAGCCTGGAGGAAATCTATCACGGCGGGGCGGACGGCTATGGGCTGTATCAGGATTACCGGACGGAAGGAGCGGGCGTTCTGCTTCTGCCGGAAGGAGCGGGCGGGACATTCCGCATATGGTACAACGCATACCCGCCGAAGGTAACGAAGGAAACGCCGGGGAATACCGTGATTGAGCTGCACCCGGAAGAAGCAAGCATGGTCGCGCTTTACATGGCAGGTCAGCTATACAAGGACGATGACATCAGCATAGCCCAGATATACATGAATGAATTTATGACATGGCTGGAAGAACTGAAGCAGAGCGGCAGGACGGCGGACAGCCGGAACAATGGCAACGGCGGCGGGTTTTACAGTAAATCCGGTTGGTGGTAATAACGAGGAGGAAGATATTATGTGTAAAGAAATTGGAAAAAGGAAAGCAATGTTGAGCCAGCCGATGGCAGGACAGACAGACGAAGAAATTATTGCAACGCGGGAAAAGGCAGTAAAAGCCCTTGAAGAAATGGGCTTTGAGGTTGTTAATACGCTTTTTACTGACGAATGGTATGACAAGGAAAACATGGAAAAGAGGGGCGTTGTACAAATCCCGTTGTGTTTCCTTGCAAAGTCACTGGAAAACATGAGTCTTTGCCACGCGGCATATTTCTGCAAGGGCTGGGATAATGCCCGCGGCTGCCGTCTGGAACATGAAGCGGCGAAAGCCTATGGCGTGCAGATTATTTACGAATCTGAAATCTAAATTGACCGAAAAGGGGCGGTAGCATGGGAAGATTCAGCATCCCTTCCAGCCCAGCGCGAAGCGTGGTAAAGATAGAAGAATTTAAGGGTGTGGACTTAAATTCTTCCCCTTCCAACGTAGCGGTTACAAGAAGCCCGAACGCGCCGAACATGATGCGCGATGTTCCGGGAAAGGTACGCAAGCGGCAGGGCTATGAAAAGACGGGAACATATGGAGGAAGGATTAACGGCGTCCATCGTCTGTTGGTGTCTGTACCGGACAAAGAGGCGGACAGCGAA